ATGAAAAGTTTTTTGAAAATCTTACTTAGAATTTTGGCAGTAATATTAATTATATTTGGAATTTTGGGCTGTCTGGTTGGAATTTCAAGCATAATTGATGGAGAAAAAGATCTTGGAAGCATGATAGCGATGATTGTTATTTTGGGGATTGTTCCGATTGCTTGTGGAATACTGTTGTTTCGGCAAACAACTCATAGTGATAGAGACTCAAGACAGATTAGCGAAGGGAACGATTTAACAAAAGAAGATGTTGAAGATTTAAGAGATATTGATGATAAAAAATCATCTATAAATGATGTAACATCTATAGATGATTTAATAAAAGAAGATGATGAAAGTTCAAGGCATGTTAACAAAGAAAGAAAACCTGAGGCTGATAAAAAATCTGCAAAAGAAACCACAGTAACGGTACAAGAAAAGACTAATATTAACTTTTTATTTAATTTATTCCCTTATTTTATTTTTTCAAGATTAATAAATCAAATTTTTAACAATAAAAATGATTGGAAGAAAACAATAGAAGAACATCAATCTTCTGATAAACGCTTTAAACCAAATAATCTTCATAAATTCGGATTATTGCTTTATAAAAAATTCTTAGAGAATTTTCTTATCGATTTATTCATATCTGATGATGAACAAAAGATATTAGCTGAAATAGCGGATTATTTTGGATTAAATAATTCTGAAATAAATTCATCGAAAAAAAAGTTTGCTGAAAAATCTATGAAAAAACTTGTAGAAAAAAAAGTGTCAAACAGAATTTTGTCTGATGACGATAAACAACATTTGTTAAGTCTAGCTGGATTTTTAGAATTCCCTGAAAATAAGCTAATTAAACTAATAATAGAATATGCAATGAAAGTATTTAATCAATCCAAAGATAAGATATTAAGTAGTCGAAGAGTCTCACCAAAGGAAGAAGAAGAATTACAAAATTTAGCAAAAAATCTTGGTCTAAGTAATGGTAATATTCAAGAGCTTATGAATGAAAATGACAAGTCTGCTTTCACTTATTACAGATTATTATATGAAGTAGAAAACGGTAATTTACCTGAAATGCAAGCGCCTATTAATTTAATGAAAGGTGAGATTTGTCATATTACTATTGATGCTGTTATGGTTGAAGAGCTGAAAGAAGAAACAAGAAAGAATTCAGGGCAATTGGGTGTAACAAATAAAAAAATCTTTTTTGATTCAGATAAAAATGTATCAATTCCACTTAATCAAATAGAAAAAATTAATTATTACACTAATTATTTAGAAATAAAGAAAATGAATAGGCAATCATATTATGAGTTTGAGATAGATAAAGATAAATCAGAATTTGTTAATTTGATAATTAGAAATGTAATGAAAAAAAGGAGTACTTTATTATGAAGAATTTTTTTAAACTTTTCGGAATTATTACATTTGTAGCAGCAATCGGACTGACTGCTTTCGGTGATGATACTACAGCAACAGACGGTAATAAACCGGCAACGAACCAAGAGCAGATAAACAGCGAACAGCAAACAAACATCAACAAAGAACAGCAGACGCAGACAAACGTCGATAAGCAGAAAAAAGCAGTAAAGAAGAATAAACAGCAAAAGAAAGCAGCAGACAGCAAGCGTCCTGAGCGAAGCTTCATTGTATTTATAGTGTATGTTGTTTTATGTTTTGTTATAAATTTTATTCCATTAGGGGCAATGTGGAAATTTATGATACCAATAATTAGTTTATTAACACCTTTGGCTTCATTTATTCAAATACGCCACGTTAATGATTCTATATTATATATAATTGGATTAGTTGTAACATTAGGTTGTTTTAAGATAGGTGGTTATGAACATGAAACTAAAGATGGTAAAGCTGATAAGAGATATAAAAAAAACGAATATGTGGAACCACTGCCTGAAGAAAACATTCCAACTGGAACATTTTTTTTAATATTACTTGTTGAACTAATAATTTTTACATATTTTTTCGGATGGGATTGGCCTAAAATATTTAAATGAATTCAAAAGATAATAAAATAATAAAACATTCACGCAAAAGGAGAGCAAATAAGCATGGGGCTTAGAGTGCGGAAGAGTATAACGCTTGTTAAGGGTGTTCGCGTTAACTTGGGCAAGACAGGCGCTAGTTTGAGTTTTGGAGTGAGGGGGCTTAGGCAGACTATAAATTTAAACGGTAAGCGCACTACATCTGTCGGAATACCGGGAACGGGAATATCATATGTAAAAACTTCCGGCGGGGGCAAGAAGCGGCAGCCTGCCTTTTCTTCACATAATCCGACATTGGTACAACACCAACAGCAGAAACAAATCGAGCAGCAGGGAAATGCTGTTCAAGTTCAGCAATATAATAATTTTGTGAATAGTTTAAAGAGCATTCATATTCATTGTGATGATAATATTGATTGGGGTTATATTAATTCGCTAAACGAACCGTACAATCCTACAGGAATTGGTCAGCGCCAAGCGAGAGCTATTGAAGCTTATGAAAATTATAAGCCAAACTTATTTGAGTCGATTTTCAAATCTTTAGCGAAGCGCAAAAAGAATATGCTTTTCCAAAAAATTGAGGAAGCGGCATTAGAAGACAAAGCGGAATATGACGAGTGGCAAAAATTAAACGAATTGTCGAAACGTATTTTAAGCGGAGATATTGATGCTTATTTTGAGGTCATAAACGAAATGAATCCCTTAGACGATTTGTTGGAATATGGCAGTGATTTTGAGTTTGGAGCAAATAACGGAACAGCTATGGAAGTAGAGTTTCGTGTAAAATCCGAAGAAATCGTTCCTAATTACTCCTTGTCGCTAACGCAAACAGGGAGACTCTCTAACAAGGATTTGACTAAAACAGCCTATTTTGACCTTGTGCAAGATTATGTGTGCAGTTGCTCGCTTAGAATTGCGTGTGATATGTTTGCCTTACTCCCGCTCAATAAAGTTATAGTTCACGCTGTGGATAACATACTTAACGGAGTAACCGGATGCTATGAAAATATTACAATACTTTCAGTTGTTTTTGAACGTGATATTATAAATAGACTTAATATACAAAATATCGACCCGTCCGATGCAATGAGTAACTTTCAGCATAACATGAAATTCCAAAAGACCGCCGGTTTTAAATCGGTTGATAGAATAACTACTTATTGAATGATATATGTAGATGTAAATATAGATGAATGAACGTATAAAAAAAATATTAGAATTCATTTTCCCTGAATATCAGATTATCAAATCTATAAATAAATACGGCTTTATTGCCAAAAAGAACAAGAGTGTAGAAACTCAGACTGCGCCAAGTAACATCTCTGTAAAAAGAGATAATGCTATGCAAATGGCTGCGCAGTCTAATTCTGTTACTTCCCCAAAATATAATAACAAATCAACTTCGACTACAGCCTCTTACAGCGGTAAAACAGATATTAAGATTTCCGGCAATCAACTTGATTCGAAGATTACAACTGTAAGAAAGAATGTTTTATCTAACATAGTGGGACAAGCTGAGGCTGTAGAAAATTTGATGGTTGCCTTAAAACGACCGCTTGTAACCGGCTTTTATAAAGATATGCCCAGAAATACCTTTTTCATTATAGGAAGAAATAGCTCAGGAAGGCATACGCTTTTGATAAATACTGTCAACGCTGCAAAACACGAAGAACTGTTAAACTATACAAAAATTTCACGCCTTAATCTTGCGCTGTATCCAACCTCATCGGAAAAAGTTTTATTTTTATCGGATATATATAAAGTCCTATATATATGTAACCGCAATCAAAATTCCAAATACCCACATTATTGCAATTAAAAAATGTGTAAAGCCCCTTTTTCAAAAGGCTTTACGAATAATCAACTCAGAACCCACCGTTGGTCGTTTTGCTGATAACGAATATCTCAATTTTACAGGCTTCAGATCGAAATCTTTAAACACTTCCCGTATCTCTGGGTGATCATTTAAACTAAGTATAAATGATCCTTTTATGTTCTTTAAAACATCTGCTATTTTTATAAAATCATCAATTTTATCAAAATTATGCTTATAACATGGAGCTGTATAATACGGAGGATCGAGATAAAAGAATGTTTCCGGTCGATCATAACGCCTAATAAATTCGTCCCACTGAAGATTTTCTATAACTACCCCCACTAACCGGAGATGCACTTCTGACAATTCCTCTTCAAGTCGTAAAAGATTAATCCGTCTGGGTCTTTCCGGACTTACAGCAAAAGTGCGATCTTTAACCCTTGCTCCGAAACATAGTCTCTGCAAGTAATAATATCTAACAGCTTTTTGAATGTCTGTCAGCCCTCTGCCTTCTATTTGGTTTTTCCAATCTTCAAATTGTTCTCGTGATTGCAATAGCCATTTGAAATGTTTTAAAAATTCTTCCAGATGATTTTGTAATACTCGATAGAATGAAATAAGATTGCTATCAAGATCATTCAGTATCTCAGCTTTAGACGGTTCTTTCCTAAAGAATACCCATCCGGCACCAGCGAAAACCTCACAGAATATTTTGTGAATAGGAATCATCCTGATAATCTCTGCCGCCAGTTTGCTTTTTCCGCCTACGTATGCAATTGGACTATTCATATAAAATTTTACTCTCCTCTTTTTAGTTTTTTTGTCGATTAATATGGAGAGTAGCAGCTATGCTGTGATCTGTGTCTTGGACAGGTCGCCGAGTATCTGGTAAATACTCGGCTGCTCACTCTATTGTTTTTACATCTTAATTGACTATATTAAATTAATCATTTCCAAAATTTGGTCTTCTGTTGGCATACTCAAATTTTCTATAAATGATTTAATTTCTTCTTTCGTTTCTAAAGTCTCAATTATTACTGCATTTTCAGCATAAAGATTTCTAAAAAAATTATTCATAATCTTAATGGTCTGGATTCCCTGTTCCCCGCTTAAATAATCAGGATAACCTTCCGTAGCTCCGGAATAAATGTTGTCTCTTTTGTGCTGATTTAATATACTATAGTTTGTACTTACACACATTTCCGACAAAATCTCTAATGCCCATTTTTTTGTAGCTTCTAAGTCCATGTCATTAAACAAATCATAAGGCTTTATTAACTTATTTTCGTGATCTAATTCAAAGCCTTCTGCAAGCTGTAATCTTCCAAGTTGCACACGCTCATAATCTGACTTCAGCACAAAACCTTCATTGTATTCATCTAAGTAAGTACCTGTGTGAGGATAATCGGAAGATTCTATTGTTATTACCTTATCGTAATTTGTAATCCCCATATTTTCTAACGATCTGTAAACTTCCTCTTCCGAGTCAGAATCGCAGCAAAAAACTATTTGATCATCTTTAGTTGCTATCCATGTTTTCACAGAATTATTTTCTTCTAATAAAATATCTTCACTCATTAAAATATCTTCACTCATTATGCTGTTCTCCTCCATATTTTAATATTGCCGGCTAAGGCGGTGGTAGTGACCTGCGACCATGTCCCACCAAATAAATTTGCTGGAACTTCGCTGTTAGGATTAGGAACAGAAGCCGTCCCAAAATTACCGCTTGAGTCAGGAAATTGAATATAATATGAGTTGACCGGATTCAGATTCCCGCCACCGTGATCAATTATAATTCCACCAGCATCAGCATAAGTACGCTTATCTCCTGTAATCGCCGGTAACGATAATGAAGGTATTCCTGAATTATTGCCTATGCTTAGTTTTCCTCCGTCGTATGCTACGTAGCATACATAATTATTTGTTCCTGTTATATATTGAGTATTTAATGAGCTATTATTTAAGGAATAAATTGCATAATATTTATTGCTTATTTCGCAGTTAGTTAAATAGACATTAGAAGAATGTGTAGAGACAATTCCAAAAAAACTTCCTGTAGTTTTATTCCCCGCAGTGGCTTTGATCAATTGTAAGAAAACATTAGAACTTGTCTGATACACATAGACACAATTTCCACTTGTTGCTGAAAGATTAAATCCAATTATTACTACTCTTGTATTTGTACAATTACCTATTGTAAACTGCACTACGGTACGGGTTATGGATAATTCCTCATCTCCCTTAATTGTTAGAATTCCTCTACCTTCGAAATAACTAAGAGTTATTGTATCTGAAATTATTCCCGTCGACACATTTATAGTTACATTTGCTCTTAAATGTTTAAGCAAACCGTTTATTGTTTTTTGTAAATTTGCTGGAGTGCAAGATAATGTTATTGCAGTAGAAAAATTAATTAAGGACCCAGGATCTTCTTGAAAGAGCATATCGCCTGTGATAGCAGGTAAAGTACCTACACCGCTATAATTTACTACATTTAATTCGCCTCCGTTTCCAGTTTTATAACATACATTATTATCTGATCCTGAAATATAATATGCAACACAATTAGATGTGCCTTGCGAATATACAGCATTAAATTTATTGCTTATTTCGCAATTTACAATTTTGATGTTAGTTGAATCAACAGAAAACACACCAAAAAAATTTGGTGTCGTTTTATTGCCTTCTGTTATTTTTAACCATTGTAGATCGACTTTTGCGCTGGAATGATATATATAAACACCATTACCAGCTGTAGCTGACAGATTGAAGCCATTCAAATATATACTTGTATTTGTACAATATATTATTGTAAATTTAGCAACAGTATGTGTATTAAATAATACTCCCGTATTGCCATTGATTGAGATAATCCCTTCTCCAGTAAAATAATTTAATGTTATTGTATCTGTTATTGTTCCAGCAGATACATTGATCGTCACATTATAAGTTAAAATTTTGGGCAAACTATTTATTGTTGCTTGTAATGTAGCTGGCGTGCAAGACAATGTTTGGGAAGAGCCCATTTTTAAGAATTTATTCTCGAGTGCGGTATTTAGACCATCTACATATTTTTTTGTTGTTAAATGATCTGCCGCTGTTGGCGTAGCACTTGTTTTTATAACCTTTAGTTTCTCCCAATCCCTTAAATCCTCAACTATAGTAATACTACTACCACTACGCTGTATCTTATATAGTTTAATAGCATCGCCCGGAACATTACCCGAATCCGTAAAATTGAATTCTACTGAATGCCTTCTCTGAAACTTAGTATCATTTGTCCCATCCAAAATATACGAAACAAATTCCCATACATGCCTTACCGATAGAATACTTTCCTGCAGGTCAGGAACTTCTTCCGATAAAATTTCAGCGCTGATAATTCTTCTGCCAATAAAATCCCTTGCAATACCCGGCGATATATCAATATATCCGGGTATTGTTGAAAGACTTATCTCAAAACCTTCGATAACCCCAAACGTGAAGTAATCAGATTCTCTATCAATTATCTCACCTCCGATATCAGCCTGTTCTTTCATAAAATCTTGCTGATAGAATGCAGTACCATCAGCAGGGTAGTTTACCCCTTCTATGCCTTTGTAATTTTCATCATAAGTTATATCACTCATATTTCCTCCCATACATATTCATAATTTCCTCGTTTTTCAATTATTGTGAATTCGTTACTCGGACTAAATTCGTTTAATTCATTGATAATATATGCTCTGTTTAATTGTATGTGCGACAAATCAGGTAGTATGACTTTAAATGTGAATATCTGTGTACTATGAACAATACTCCCGGTTCCAAGAAGTGATTTCCCTATGATGAACGGACCGGCACCTAATGACTGAATACCTTCAATTATTTTGATCTTACCTTCCGGAACTCCTGTGAAATTTTGCAACGCTCTCTTAAAAGATTTTTTAATCCCGCCTGCAGATATTATTAGTCTCCAGATTCTGAATCTATGCGAAAATTCTTCTTTTGTTTCATCAGCTTTTTGTTTAAGTCCATATTGTTGTCCATGTTTTTTCAGAGATTCTTCCGAACACGAGTCGGCATATATTTGATCATATAGATTATTTGCTAAATTAGTAATAAATTCAAAAGGTAAGAGTATAGCATTTATGAATCTTTCAATGATACTTGCTTTAAGTGATTGCAATCGAATCGGAAAATGTTGCCACACCCAGCGAGAGAAAGAATAAGTAAATCTATCCATTCCAAACCTCTTTATGCCATGTAGTATTCCCTAACATAGAAAATTTATAATCAGAAACATCGACGTTTGCGTCAGGAGAAATAATCTTAACATCCTTCACGCCCGTTTGTAATATATAAGATTCTATTACAGATAATACCTGTTTTTGACCTGGGGAAAGAGTTGCAAAATATCGTTCTACGGCATTTCTTAAATCGGCATCGGCTGGTATGCCTTGTGCCGAATCGTACCAAATTTTTATTATATAGTCACACACAAAATATTGAGCTGCAACAGGAATTACATAATATGCGCCCGCCGGATCATTTTCATCATTATTGAAGTATTCACTTAAATCTTGTAATAATGAATTTTCGACGATTCCACCTACACCCGTTATTAACAAGCCAACAGTACCCCGACCTGCATATCGCGGTATAACAATCGCTTTACTCACTCCCTGAAAAGATTCGGCATGAGATTTAAACCATGTCATTGTCCCACGGCCTGGGTCTTTTTTAGCATCAATCAATCTGTTTCTAATACTCTCAGTATCTTCAATATCTTGCCCGCCGGTAATTGGGTTTGGATTATATATTACATCAATTTCATCAATGCTGGTCTCTAATTGGTTGATTGCATCAGACTGTACGTTATACTTTAATCCGGACATTGCAGCTTTAATTTTAAGTGGAATAGTATAAGAACCTTTTGAATCAATAATAGTTGATCCATCAATATATCCGCCTTCCAATATTTCATAAGAGTATCCGGACTCTGTTTTCACAAAAGCTCCTTGTGGAATATCAATTCTCGTAAGAGGTAAAGTCGATGAACCGATTCTTACAATTCCTGCTGCATATTCTTCACCCTTGATACTCATTCCTTCATCGTTCATCTTGCGTATCAAAGAATATCTATCAGAGCTATCAATAAAGATTGCATCATATATTGAGCTCATCACTCGTTGAATAAAATATACTATAGCCCAAACGGATGCATTGATTATTAACATCCACTTTGAACCTGCATTGAGATTAGTAAGTTTCTTCAACTTATCATCTTCTTTAATCTTGGCAAGAATCACTCCTCTTACTTCATTTTGATCTATATTAAAATTCATAATTCCTCACAGAATGAAATTTTCTACAATCTGCTCATCTATTGTTTTAAATGATGCAGTGAAATATGGAATATTATTTTTAACAGACACTTCTACCTTTATAGAATCCGATTTTATCCTTGGGTCTTGCTTTAAAAAATTTTCATGTCCTCGTATGGTTTTGAGTACATCAAAACTCGTTGCAGGCACTTCACGGCTTAATATTGCTCCTGCATGGGGAGTATCAATTAAACTCCCCATGGGGATTGTTGCAAGAAATTTCATATCCGACAAAAAACACTCCATACCTTCAGCGGCTTTAAAATCGCCGGTTGACTCATCTATTATAAAATCACCGGTTTCATTAACTGCTATATCTCTACCAAGTATGCCGCTCATGAAAGTTTATTCTCCTTTGATAAGATGTCAGGACTAAATGATGTAGGCGTAACTCCAATTAATGGGGCGATCCCTCCACTGCCTCCCGGAGCTACACCTGTTGCACCCCATGTAATAATTGCTGCTATTGCAGCATCAACAGTTGCAGCCCATTGATTTAATGATTGCCCCTTTATCATAGGTTCTGAACCTTCTCCTATGCTTATTCCATCTTCTGATAAATTTATCTTTCCTTTACCATTCTCTATTATTAAACCTGTATCTGAAATCTCAATTGTAGTCTTTTTGTCAGGAGAAGTTTCCCATTTTATTTTTTTAACTTTAGCGACCTTAATTAAAAATGCACGCTTCTGGCTATTATCGATAAATGCTACTATTACCTCGCTTCCTTCGGCAGGTATAACAATAAAATCAGGAGTAAGTATAGATTGAAGAAACACTCTATCATTAACAGGTCGCCCATCTGCAAACGAAACAGTGCATATTCCATCATCTTCATTAACCTTTACTACTTTACCCATAGTCGGCGAATACACCGGAGATACTTCTTGAATAAGTTTATTCAATTCATTAGCTAATTCCATATATCTTTTCCTGTTGTCGCTACTTTAGTCTTGTGTTTAACTCCAATAGTTACTGTGCGTTTAAAACCAGTAACCCCAAATTCTGTTACAACTTTGTCACATCTATATACACCCGACTTACCTGATGTTTCTGATATAATAGAAGCGTACATTCCAGGATGAATAAACGGATACCCGAATGTCTTAAATTCGCCTTTAAAGCCCTCATAATTAAGTTCTTCATAAATCTCTTTAGCCCGTTCCCAACACGCTTCACCATTAGAGAGACCATCTATTGTATATACCTTTTCATCTTTCCCATCGCCGTATGGCGCTCTGATTAGATATCCGTTTTTAGTCTCAGAATATACTGAAACTTTACCGACTTTTTGCGCAGTATGATAATATAAATCATCTTCAAAAATATTTTTCCCCTCTTCGTAGATTGCTTCATCAGCCGGAATAGTTTCGAGATACTCTTGTTTTACAAAATGAAGTTTTTTATCTCTGAAAAATGAAACAAAACCATAATCATTGCAAAGCTTCATAATCAACCAACGCGCAGTCCTTGAGTAACATGCAGCATTGATTTTTTTTGATTTAGCTTCGCTATCTGTTACAATATCAAATCCTTGAGCAACTTGTTTCAGGATGTTCTCTATAGTCAGATTATTAAATGCTCTGTTAATTCGTGTGCGTCTAAGTTCGTAAAAATAATCAGTACACCGGAGTTCAACCGGCTTTTTAGGAGATACCGATTCAATCATCCCAGAGAATTCATTGTTAAGTCCGTATCTTTCATAACCTAAAAACAATTCAACTTTTTGTCCCTCTTGAAACTCATCAGGTGATACTCCTGATATTGTTAGTACAGCTTCAGAATAACCGGGATTAAGAACCGTTGTGATATTTGCTTCTGAAAGATTTATCTCCTGTTCATCTATAAGGAGTTTACCTGTTAAACTCAACATGAGTATCTCTCCTTAATTCTGCTACTGCATCTATCTCTATCTTGCTGCACAAAGCAGGTATCTTATAACTATTGCCTGCAATAATCTCATCAGGCCAATTGTTTGCCTCTTCTATTTCTCTATGATAATGTGATATACCATAATACTTTTTACTCAATTTAATTGATGTATCACCCTCAATACCAATATGTGTGACGTCAGTTACAAATGGAACAGGTATATCAAGAGTTATACCATGTTGAAGTTGCAGCGGATCATCGCCTATAATATCCTCGTTATAGTAATAAATGAGCGGCCATAAATCCCAGTTGTAATAAAAAAGAACGGCTAATTTAAATATGGTATCTCCTGATTTAACTGTATATTTCATATATCACCTGTTTTTTATAACAGTTGCGCCTGCTAAAACCGTAGATGCTATGCCGCCAATATATTTTTGCAGCTTAGCAAATCTGCTCTGATTGATCTCGGTTTGACGATCAATCTCATTATCCGAATATCCGCTTATTGTGTACCAGAGAACTGATTGAAAACCGTCGCGTATGATTGGACTAAAATCTTGTATTGCTATTTTTTTAATCCCGAATGCCTCGGTGTATGGGCATATGATTTCAAGCGAATCGCTGGTATTCCATAATGCTATTATATTCTTCAATTCATTCAAAAGTTCTGTATTATTTTGGCATACGATTTTAGAAGCAATCTCTATCCTGTAATCATTCATCCCGACTAATTCTTTGACAGAATTTTTACCGCCCGGCAGTTCTGTGATTTGAATATTTTTTGAGCCGGAAACTTGTACAAGCGCACCGTCAATAAATTCATATCCGCCGATTTCAAGAGGATAAACATCTTTAGTTAATAGAGAAAGCGGGTGAGGTATTGATGTCCCGCCTGCGAATGTTAGCATATCTCCTACAGCACTCAGCGCATCAAACATTATACAGCTCCTATCCGATTAAGTTCCTGACTTAAGACTTGCGCAATCATTGCAGACAATTTTTCTATTGTAAGATTTTTCCCGTCTACATGTACAGTTAAACTCCCTAAGAGATTTTTAGCTTCTGTTCTATTCCCTGATGAAATTTTCTGTATTACCGGAGATTTTTCACTAATCTGTTTAGCTTGAAGAGTAGTGAATTTATTAACAACATCAACAGACATAGCTTCTTGCTCAATACCGCCAGCCCATGTTGACACAAAAGAGCGGCCGGATTTAGTCAATTCAGATAATGCGCCTTTTTTAGCATCACTGTGGGGTAAATAAGGTTTGATGGTCTTTTCCATCATATTTTTAACAGCATCTTCAATTGCTGTAGATGATTGTATGCCGCTTGCAAATGTATCACTGAATTTCTGCCCTGCCTTCTTTATATCTTCCAGTGCTGAATTTTTCATAATCGAATCAACGACATTAAAATCTCCTTTTAATAAACCTTCTTTAAGTTGCGCCTGGATTTGATTGACATATTCCATTTGTGCAGTCAAAGCTTGATATTGAGATGAACCCTCTTCAGTGCCTTTTCTTAATTCTTCAACTGTTTTAACATACTCTTGTAATTCCTTAACCCTGTCATTACCTGCTTGACGTTTTGTTAATTCCTCATTTAAACCCTTTAATGCTTTTTCATTCTGTAGAATTTGATCTGTAACTTTAGCATACTCTTCACCTCTCATGCCTACGGCATCCCATCTTGCCTGCTGTTCTTTTAATTTAGCAGTTTCTTCGGTTAGTTTGTTTATTTTTGAAGTTATCATCCCTTCAACATCAGCATCATCTTTAAAGCCGAAGAATTTTTTTAACCAACTGAAAGCGGCTTTTATAGCTCCTGTAACTTTATCCCAGTACACAACTAAACCAACAACTGCAACTCCGAGCGCTACTATTCCAAGTATAATCCATGTAATTGGACATGCAAATAGCGCTGTATTAAAAAGCCAGGTCGCAGCAGTGGTAAATCCAATCTTAACCGCGCTGGCTGCATGCGCAGCTCCCATTGCAAGCGTAATAGCAATTCCATATTGTTGTATATTATTCTTTACAGTTGTAGCAGCTGCGAGAGCCCATGCAGCAACTGTATGACCTGCAATCTTAAGAGCGCTCCAAGCATGAGCTACTCCAAGCCCCATTGTACCCATTATCCCTTTCGTTTGTATTAAATTTAACGCGGTTTGCGCAGTATTGTGCAACCATGTAGCGACTGTATGTGCCGCAATCTTAAGAGCGCTCCAAGCATGAGCTGCAGAATGTGTAAGAGTATTTTTAATACCTACGAGTGAAATAGCATTATAAGCGCTCATTGCAGTATTCTTAAGCCATGTATAAGTAGTTAATAATCCTGTTTTGACTGCTAATACTCCATATGCTATACTATATGCAATTGTTGATACAATTCCTTCTTTGCGAATTGTATTACTCCAAAACATTGCTTTACCATGCAGCCATTCTGCAGCAGTTGCAATGCCTGTTTTTACAGCGCCTGCAAGTTTTATTGTCCCGTCATAAATATCAATAAGCATAGCATTCTTCTTTATAACAGCATACATGCCGACAACACCAACCAATGTGAGCATTGCACCGCCTAAAAGTAAAACAGCAGTACCGCCGAACAAAATTATAGACGCAAACTGCCGCAAAAGCGGACTCTCATTTAAAATAATGGTAATCTTTTCAAATATATCCGCCAACCCTTTAACAATAATCTTAAGCGGACCTTCGCTAAAGCCGCCTGCTATAGTTGACTTCAATGCTCCCCAACCTGTGCCCACGCGGTCTAATTGCGTAGCGAGGTTATTCATATTTATCTTTGCCGCATTTTCCAAATCGCTCCATGTACCTGTTGCATTTGCAGATTTTACAGATTCAATATCATCTCTAAGTTCCTTACTTTTCGATAACAAGGCTTCTATAGCGCCTACAGCTTCTTGAGTCCCAAATGCTTTTTTGAGTTCCATCTTTGACATAACTGTTAAATTTTCGCCAAATTTTTTCTTTAGTTCATCAAGTAGATCCGGCATTGATTTTAATTTCCCTTGTGAATCTGTTGCTTTCAATCCAAGTTCTTGAAATGCTTCGCCAACGTGAGCTAAAAATTGTCTATATGAAGTACCGGCTGAGCCGGGCTGCATTTGATTTTGCAATGTCCCCAAAATTACAGACTGTTCTTCTAATGATACATTAATCGCTGCTGCGGCCGGGCCCAGTGCCTGCATAGCTTGCTGCATTTTTTCACCACTTGTCTTGTATAGACGTGCGACAATAGTGATTGTGTTGCCGAACAAATTTGCAAATTGTGTATCCGTTAGGTCGGTGTACATTCTTTTAAATTGCGAATGAGTTACCCCAATAAGGTCAGACAGACCTACAAAACTTCCTTTTGTAGCCTTTGCGGTTTTATCAAGAGCAACCGCTACATCAACCAATTCTCCTGGATCGAGAGTCGATATGGCGCTCTTAATATCATAAATCCCTGATAAATATGTATCCTGTGCAGTGCCCATCCGGGCAGCCATTATACTTGCAGCGCTTGATATTCCTTCAACATCTTCTTTAGCGACCTCAAGTGATTGTATATTAGATGAGAGTTTGCCTACCTCTATACTGGCAGAGACAAATGACTTTGCTAAAAGTCCTGTTGCAGTACCTGCTGCTGATAAGCCTACACCCCACTTGAGCGATTTTGTCGATGCATCAAATACGCGTGCTTCTTCAGTTGTAGCAGCAATAGATTTACGCAATCTATCCCATCCGCTTGTAATCTCTCCAATCTTCCCGCTCATCATGTCACGAATAGATAATATTGTTACAAGTGAAAATGTTGATGTTCCGGTACTCATTTATTCTCCTTTATTTTTCTCCAAATGCTTTTGCTATTGCATTCGCATGTAATGTTTGTATCCTATCCTCTAACCAGTTCACATCGACCGAAAGAGCAGCTCTTTCCTCATCTGAAAGATCTTCTATTTTTATTCCGGGAAAATAATGGCGGATAAGAATATCCATGCCTCCGCCATTTTGAAGTTCGTCCTCACGGTCTTTTATAACTTTTTTATTTTTGCCTCTTTAGACACATGGCATAATTCGATTAATCTGTTTGCTATAGGCGTAGCAATCCCCCAATATTTTTTTAGTATCTGACTGAATATAGTCACTTCAGGATATAGAACAGTTATGCGAATCAGTTCTCTATTACTCTCCATATTAGATAACTCTTTTCGCATTGCTAATTTTATATCCCTTTCCGTTGGCAATCTAAATATACCTTGAAATTCTTCACCATCATCAAGTTCAATAGAGATAATATTTATATCCCCGTATTTTTCTTTCCAACTGTTTATATCTGCCTCTAACTCTGTAAGTTTTTTATCAGTTAGTTCTTCGTATTGTTCATGTATCATTGTGTTCTCCTATTCTTTTATTAATTGTATTGGCCCAACAATATCAAAAGGAAGCGTATGAAGGAATCTCTTATCCTTATTCGCACCCTCAAAGCCGGTTTCTTTAAAGACAACTTGTGACAAAGTATGAGTTATAGTTGCCAAATCATCAGATTTCTCGATGATGATGAGTGGAATTGGCGGCATCTTAAGTAAGTCATACCCAAAAGCCACGGCAAAGTCTATTATATTTGTGTACTCTTGACCGCTTACAGTAATTGAGCCTTCACCTTTTATCTCACCTCTTCCCCAGCCGGAAGGTTCGCCATCGTTTCCGTAGAACACTTCAACATCAGTGCTTCTTTTATAATTTATTTTTTCGACATTAACAAGTAAGCGTCCTCCGAAATATATATCCGTATTTCGCCATGAATATTCTTCTGCTGACATTATTCCCTCCTATGACATTGCTGATAGGTCGATTTCTATTATTTCCATCGTACCTATTGGCTTAAATTTTACTGTGCCTTTAACTTTTCCTGTCTTTAGCACATCCTGATTTGGATCAATCTCAGTAATATGAGAATCAATCTCTCTATTGCCTTTAATCTCCATGACACTGCTGATAGCATTATCAATCTCAACTTTAAGAGATGTTATACCTCCAAGTCCGGCTTCCGCATGTGCAGGACTTTCCAGAAATTTCATAATCTTTGTTCTTACTAATCTTCTGATTTTGTCGGCAGGTCTAAGCAATTGCACTCTTGTATAATCGCTGTCTGATGAACAGAACATGTTTACATGCGAAATATAGAATCCTGAATAATCAGGATACTGAGTCGCAACCGTATATCTTGCATCATCAAGTTGATCAAGCCAAGCCTGTCCGGTAGCTTTGTCAGATAATTCTGCATAATCTTTAATCTCTGTTACAGATAAACACGCAAATTTATCAACAAAACCCGGTGATTCATGCACCCTTGCTGCTGCAATCTTTGCTGCAATTATCCATGCGAGACTAATATATCGATTGTGTGTTGAGCTAAATATTTGAATTGGCGTTACTGCTACCCGCTTATGATAGAAGGACTTACCTTCATTGATCCTTGCCATTGCCCATTCTTCTATTGCTTCGCTCTCTTTTGATTTAGCTTCAAGCAAGAAAAACACAAAGTGTCTATAAAGTTGTTCCCAATCGTCCGCAATAGCTCCGCATGTTACCCAGAACGATTTTTCTGTTTCGCCTACAACATGTATATATTTTACATTATACTCTTGTTTCGCTGCATTTATTGCTTCTATGATAGAAGTAATAGATGCTGTCGGACTATCAGAGACAAAAGTATATCTATCTCCTGCTACAAACGAATCGGCAGGAGGTACAGATTCTGTAAATGTAATCAAACATCCACCGCCGGTATTAATGGGTGTTTCGGACGCCGGAGTTATAATCTCGTCACTCCAGGTTTTACCCTCGTCTGATGATTTTCTGTAAGTAGCAGTTCCAGGTGCACCACTTTTAAGTATCTCTAATATAAATGTTTTTGTTGCAACCGGAGTCCCGGATACCACAAATGTAGCAAGACCTGTACCTGTGTGATCCACCTCTCCAATGCCACCTGGCAGATCATTTTTAGGTCGTACAATAAACAACTTTGGAGGCACCTGATCTTTCTCTTTAGAAAATTCAGCATAATAAGTTTGTACCGAATCTAAAAGCGGACCTGACTTTAGAATATATTTTGCTCCTGAAAAATTTCCTATTTCATAAATGGTGTTTGGTTCTCCGCCTTCGGCAATACCTACCTTTAAGTGTATTCCATCAACGCCGCGCGGAAGATTGCCAAGCCCTCCATCTACAAGATTAACATTTACATCTCCTCTGCTCATTTTTTCCTCCCATGTCCTTTCTTCCCAAAGTTTCGGACTGTATTCTCAAAAAAACTTTTTGTAATTGTAGCATCCCAATCTAATTTAGCCTCAGAGCATGCGCCTTTAGCAAGCGCTCTGTTTATGCCAAATTCCTTCACCCATTCATCCCAAGTTTTTTCTTCAGTCTTTTCTTCAGCCTTTTCTTCAGCCTGTGCTGCAACACTTCGTTCAGGGTGCCTATTTCTTCTTGTTACTTGTACTTCTGCAACTTCCGTATCGTTTATTTCTTCAGCCATTTATACCCTCGCTTATAATGTAATTATTTTCACCTCCCGGGAGTTCCGGGAATGATTCGCTTGAGTATATACCATCAATAGCTTTAACTTGACAATATGCCATGTATATCCCATCAACGATTATACTCTCATCATCAATTATCCCAAAACTTCCAGGCTCAAATTCTATAGCATTACCTCGCGGATCAACAATCCTGTAATGCTCTGTAACGAGCTTCACAAATTGATTCATAAATCCTGTATAACTTTCATCAGCTTCTATGAAGTCATAAATATCTTTTGAAAAAAAATCAATTTGCCAGCTTGTTTCTGCTTCATAAATTTTTCTGATTCTATGTATCATATTGTTGTTTTGTTCTATTCTGTCAAAACCGCCATAAAATGACGTAGAACCGGATTGTTGGCGTAAACATGCGCACGGTAAAACCTGCTTGATAGTCGCAGATTTGGGATAAACTTCAAAAAAACTTTTATTAAGCGGATTAGACGCTCCGTCTCTTGAAGTAATCATCTTCTCAATTAGCTTTTTGAAATATTTAATCTGATGAACTATCATTTAAATACTCCCGAAAGTGCATCTTGAAGAGTTTTCTGAACCACGTCTATACTCTCCTCAAAAGCAGGCGCAACATGAGGTCTGGCAGGAAGATTACGCGGCGCATACCCAAGTTCAAGAGCTCTCCCTTGGGGGTGATTAGTACCTACCTGAACCTCGTCCCAGTCTTTTTTTTCTACTGCAAATGATGCAACATAGTCTGATTGATCTACAAGAGTTAAGCGCGATCCGGCACGGATTGTATATTTCCCGCGTTTTCGAGGTTTGCTTTTCGCCTTTAACGTCGCCGGCGCAAGAGGCACAAAATTATATTTTTGACCTCTGATCCCTTTAACGATATTTCCCCTTACAATCTCACCTGATACCATGAGCGCATTCTCCATATTCTCTTTTAAAAGTGTGCCGGCATTGTTAAGTTTTTTAATGAAATCATCAAATCCCTCTTCCATTTACAGCCTCACAAGTTCAACTCTTGACCTGTCTTTATAAACAGAATCGAAAGTATCAATCTTAGTAATACTATATTCGATTCCGCCTATAACTATGATGTCGGTACCCCTTAAGCCAGACGCATGAACCTCTTCAAGCCACACCGCCGCATCACCCAAAACCTTAACTCCGACTTTGCTATTTCTATTCTCATCTGTTTTGATAAAAATATCGCAGTGAGAAATAACAAAAGTGTCATAAACAATATCACGAACAGCATTTAAAAAACCTCCATTCTCATTTTCAATCTGTCTCTTGACAGTAATTTGTCCTTTAACAATTTCCTTCCAGGAACGGTCTAAAATATCATTTAAAAACTTTTTTCTAAGTATCATAGATATTCCTCAACTGTTCCGTATGCTTCATCTGTTAAATCTTTAATTGTCTTTTCAAAATCTTCTCTTGTATAAAGAGAGAGACTGATTTTCATTCCTGACGGCAGGCTTATATCTTTTTCAATTCCCATTGCCGCCATTCCCATTAAATGCTTAACCATCTGCGCATTTATTATAGATGCAAAAGCCTTGTTTATATCAGTTGCTCTATCTTCATCAAGCGGAGTATCGGATAACGCATCCTCAATAACATTAGAGCCAAGCCATTTGACTAAACGTCGTTTAACATTTAACATTTCCGATTCAATAAAACGATCATAAGCCGTTTTGTCGACGCCGTCTTTTATCTCATCATCAATATTAAAAGCCGAAGCAGGCCAGATCTCTTTAATGTTATCAAGGTTCAACATTACTTCTTCTCCTCTTTTTTCTCCTCTTTCTTCTCCTCTTCTCTTGAAATGAGAATCAGCTCGCCCGATGCAATTTTTGATTCTACAAATTGCGTAGCTTCAACAGTAAACACCTCATCTACATCAATTTTCCCATCTTTCTTTGACAGATAAATATTTTGCTTGCCTTCAATATCAGAGAAACCTCCGCCTCTTGATGCAATCTTAGAATTTAGTTTAACTTTCATTATCCACCTCTTATACTATTAACATTCTTGCAGCATCAGAGAATAATATTGACCAGCCGCTTACTTCGCTCACAACCGCATTCTCTATCTGCTTGTCTATAATCTTATCATGCTCAACAAGCGAGCCGCCAATCTCATAGACCTCTTCCAAAGAAGCTTTGTTGTCTAATGCGATTATCCTGCCTGCAGGTATAGTTTTAACTTTGAGAGGAGGCTCAGGCATGGCCGGCCCGTTCTTATCCTTATACTCAGAAAGCGTTCTATATTTAGATCTCATTTCTTTAGAAGAGAGCAGCAATGTTGGCTCAAAGAACTCAAAATCCTCTTCAAGATTAACTATATCTTCATACTTGAGCGTTCCTGTAGTTACGGCATTAACGGTCTTGATGGGATTGCTGTTTCCATCGCCATTGATAAGTATATTAATCGCATGAGCTATTTTGTCCTGCCCGATATTGATACCCAGCACCTTCATCGTCACGGCAAAAACATTGATCTTCATCTGACGTATAGCTTCATACGTAGCTTCAATCTTATAGCCGTGTTTGTGAAGTGTAAGCGCTTTTTCTTTAAATTTGATTTTAACAACAGGAAATTCAGCGCCTTCGGATACTCTCAGAGATGTAGCTTTTGAATTATCCAGGTCAACTTCAGCGGATTGATATACGCTGCCTTTAATGCCTGTGCTTGTAGCTGCTATATCAGATAATTTAGCAAAACTTTTAAGCTGCTCGGATATTCCAAGTCTTACCATCTCGTTTATTGTTTCAACAAAGAGAATTCTGTTATCTTCTGTCCTGTAAAAGTCAGCAATAAGCGCTGCTTGTGCGCCTGAAAGCTGTAACTTTCTTGCAGCAAGCTGTTGCTCAAGAGGCGAAAGTTTCGACTCTTTGTTAAACTTTTCATGTTTTTTTAGAAGGCTTGTAAGAGTAGTCCCTTTCTCCTTTGCTTCTGCAAACATATCTTTTCCAACCGGTATTTTTTCAAAAATCATATAAACCTCTTTTATCTTATTAAAATTGTAACTGTCTTTGCAGTCGCATCTACATCAACTACCAAATATTTTTGGCCTGTTGTCGCTGTTTTGACCTTGCCGGCGCCATCAGCTACCAAAATTACATTCCCTGCTGTCGGAGCTGTACCGCTATAAGATATAGTTTTAAATCCTCTCAAACTTACAGCACCGCACACCTTATCGCGATCAATAGTCTCTAATATTCCATCAAAGCCTTCATCATCTGCACACTTTGATACTGTACCAAGCCCTGAAACCTTAACAGGTATTCCTTCATCTGTTCCTCGTTTGAAATTATCTGTTGAATTGAGTTTGAATGTAGCGACATTCATAATCCCAACAAATGATATATTATCCATTTTTCAGTCCTCCCGGTAGTTGATATGATGAGAGATCAATCTCTTCATCAGCGCCTTGCTCGCTTTTTGATGCACTGCCGCGCGTCATTGTGCCTCCGCACTTTGCGCATCTGACAGGCATCTTTTCTTCAACTTTTGCCTGATAGTCATCTCTGAACTTCTTTGCATCTTCAATTGATGCATTCATTATCGCGCGCTCTAATGCATCCGAAAGTTTCTCCACTCCTTCAGCGAGTTTAGCAAACTTAATAGCATCGCTCCTTACATCACTGAGATAGGTCTCTCCGATTTTTGCATTCTCTGTAATCTTCTTTGCAAGATCCGAATTTTTCTCACCTTCGCCAAATATCTCATTGAGAAGTTCTGTCTGCTTATCCAGAGAATCTGATAATGTATTTATTGCCACGTCCAGCTCTGACATAAGTTTTTCCGACATCTTCTCATCAAGTTCTACTTCCTGAGCAGATGCATTCATGCCGTATGAAGACGGCGCAAGTCCTGCTCTAATGAGTAAACTTCTTGTAATCTTCATTCCTTTTAATCCTCCTTCTGTTTTTTTTGCCTGATCTGCCGCACCGGCCCCTTCAAGTGTTAAGTCTAAACGTTTGGCGAATCCGTCGGCACCCTGCCACACTAAGGATATTTCGCCGTAACTCAAAATCTTTGTAACTGTAAGAGCTACAATCTTGCCATTTATGGTTTCTCCTAAATGATAATAAAAATCTTCCAAATCCGGATGCGACTTTTCAAACTCAAATATCACATCTACACTTGCACTGTGAATTGCACCGTCTTTAATGCCTGCTACAACTCTTTGATTCCACTCTTTGTTTATCTTTAATGTAACATTGACTCCCGGCGGTGTTGCATCTTCCCACCAGCTTTTAACTACAGTACCAAGCCATTTATTTACATCATGGTCATGGTTAGGATAAACAGTCTGCCCTTGAAGCATCCTGGAAGATTTCTTTAAAACATCTGTCTTTGAAAAATCTATTGCTCTATCAGCTATCAAAACTGCAGAGAGAGCGCGAAACGGCGCATATATATACTTCTCATCTTCATCAAGCGTTAGCTTATCAGCTGTTTTATCCGCTTCACCGGATAAACTTATTGTTTGTAAACACCTTGTAAGCGCTACATTCCGTTTTACATCGATTTCAAGCCCTGTCTTTCTAATCTCTTCAAGTCTTGCTTTTAATTTTTCATCCATACTCCACTCCATTTCTAAGCATAAAAAAACCGATTGCCATGAAAGACTTGAAATAAGTCTTTCTGTTCAATCGGTTATGGTTTATTTATCTTTATTTTAAGACCTGAGAGTATATTTATATTGCTCCCAGTCTTTTGAAAACGCATTTAAAAACGTTTAAAAACTATTTATGCTACTCTTATATATTCATTATCCAAGATGCCGCAAAATATGCCTTTTTTTATCTCGCTAAGATTTTCTGTCATAGTATAGCCTCTGTGCAATATCTCTCACATGATCCGGCAGATTTTCTAAAGGATATTCTCCTTCAACAACCCATCCTATTTTACTTCTCCATGAATCCCCAAGTCCGCTCGCACATCCCTCTTCGCTTAGCTTGCCGAAATTTTCTACAAGATACTGATCAAGTTCAATATCATTCAATTCATCCATTTTATGAATCAATTCAAAATAATAAGATGCTTCATCTCTACCTGAAATAATATCTGTAATCGCATCTTTAATTTGATTCTTTTCCATGCACAAGTTCCATATATATGTTTTTATATTGTTTTATACCATCTTCTAATGGATAACATGTCTTTATATTATTATAAACGTCTACTGCTACAACGCAGTTATTTTTACTATTGTAAAACATTACTCTCCTGTTGCTTTCGTCTTTATAATTATATACAAAGCATCTGTTAAAATCCGTAAGTAATTTTTTAGAAAATTTCTCATACTCTTCCTTACTGCTTATCTTAATGCCCTTAGCATATTTGTCAAAATCTTTTTTATGTTTCTCCCAATGAAAGTCAAGATTTTCTTCCGACCACAGCGATGCCGAAAGCCCGTTTATCTTAGACGACCATTCGTTAATACTAAGATTTTTGTATTCTTCCCATCTATTGCTATTTAATTCTTTTAATTTTGCTTTTTCCGCCTTTGACATATATTTATAATCAGGTTCTTCCTTAGTATTAAGACTTACTCCTGAATTTGTTACAATTTTTGTATCCATGCTTATTACAGTTGTCGTTCTACATCTCGCATGATACGGTGGAAGCGGTACCTTTATATTTTTTAAAATATCATCTGTCGACATCCCCGCATACTTGCTTACCTCCGATTTAGTCGGCCATGCAAACCTTTCTTTAAGTTCATCCATTGGCGTATCAAGCGTTTCCCTTACATGTTCTGCCGCAAAGCTTGTTGATATCCTCCTGCCGTTCATTTCTCTGCATATATCAGATGTTTTATCATCAAGTATTGCTACAATTTCGAGTTCTGCAATTCCAAGTCTCTCATAGCTTAATGTCCTGCCAAAATTACGGCTCTTGTTTACAGCATTGCGGACAACTAAATCATAATAGTCTTTGATGTATGGATGTTCAAACTCAGAACCCATTTTGTTTTTTAGACTTTTTATAACTTTCGGGTCATAAGCTCTTGCAATACCTTTCAGTTCATTCTCAATAATCTCTCTCATTTCAGGCGCATAATGCTCAAATTGTTTCCCGAAAAAATATTGATCATGCCGCTTTAAAAAATCTATTGCCTCTCTGTCCGTAACCTTCCATTTATCATCTTCCCATTTTTGACCGAGTCCCAAAGTATAACTTTTATCAGCCCATTTTTTGATTATCTCCTCGGCATCTGCGGGAAGTTCACTGCCCATTTTCTGTTCCATATATGCAAGTATAGATTCAACAAATTTATCTTTATTGATTCTATACTCAAAGCCTGCAAGAAATTCACCGTACTTTTTTCTATAGATTTCAAAGAACTCTTTTAAATAACCCTCTTCTAATCCAAGTATTGGGTCTTTTTTTTTTCTGAAGCTAAGCTTATTGATTCTCTCTGATAAACATACTTATTATGTTCCTGATTAAAAGAAAAAACATATCCGCCACCGGGCATTGTTTTATCTTTCCCATATGCTGCAATATATCCAAGCTCCCGTGCCGCATCATCCGGGCCTATTGTACCCTTATCCATGCGCTGATAGATCATCCTCTGTTCTATTTCTTTAGTCTGAGCCTCTTCATACGCTTTAAGGCTTGGCGCCGGATTAAATGTCATAGTGCATACTGCCGGTATCTTCCTCATTAACAAATGTTGATTATATATACGCTCATTACCCCGCTTAACTATCCGCCTTATATTTGCAATCTCACCAAGTAGTGTTTGATAACATACTGTTGCGTAAGTCTCGGTTGTAGAATATGCATATCCAAGCAATGCAGGGTCAATATTAAGACCACTTGTGATTGCCTGATGTGTCTTTTCCATAGCCTCGCTCATCTGCCCTGTACCTTTGCCGACTGCCTTATGCTCTAAACCAACACTGGGAGGAAGAACCGCAACCCCTTTCTGCCTATTATTAGTAAACATCTCATAATACCGCCTAAGCTCCCTGTTAGCTCTTGCTTGAAAATCCGGTTCCGCTTCGCCAAACAATGGTCTAATATCTACCGTCATATGTGTAAATCCCATCAACCCCCAAAGCGCAGTAAATTCATCCAAGCCCTCCCATTGTTTATCCTGCCTGATTATAGAACGCAGAGCTGCTATAAACGGCAGAATAGGGTAAGGATTATCCTCTTCGGTCTGAAGCGGAATGTACAAAAATGTCTCTTCATTTAACCTTACCTTATCAATTCCTTGTTTCTGATAAGGAACAAATCTATTCTCTTCAAACTTAAATCGTATTGAAGAAACTTTTACCTGATAAATCTCTTCAATACCATTTAATGCTAACGACGGTACTGCCTCCTGACACAAAGTCCCTTTAACAATAATCTGTCTAAATTGCTGATTGATAAATCCGTCCATGCCTGCAGCATTAGAAAAAGCATTCCGCGCTAAATCATTCAGTTCATCCTGCGCCGCATCCGCCGCTCTTTCACTGCCTTCTATCTCTAAAGAGTGACCTACATTCCCAAGCGAAATTATCTTCTTAACAGTTTGCGACATATCCGGATTGAATATTGCAAGCCAAGAAATAATATCGATAAATTCATACAAATATGTAGGATGTATATCCTTCAATGCAGAATATCTTTCTATATCAGATGTAAAGCCGCCCCGCTGTGCATAATTCACATCAGGCGAAAAGGTGAAATTCGCAGGTTCGTCTTTCAATTCCTGTTTTTTTATTCTATACCTGTTATCTATTATCATTTTCTCTATCCAAATATCGGATCAACCACCGGGACAAACTGTCCTTTGCCTGTCCTGAATGCTATAAATGCTGTGTTCATAGACATACCAAAGTGATTTGGTATATTCTTCTTATATACTGCGATTTCATACCCATGCTTGTTTATGATTTTCTCTTTCTCTAAATTCTTAAGTTGTTCTTTAAACTTTTCATATATTGTATTCTCATTTGGTTTTAGCATTTTCGGATTAGGAAGTTCAAAAAAACCTTCGTTAAACATTGAGGACATCTCATCTATTGATTCTGTCCTGTCATGCATCACCACAGGAACTCTATACTCTCCTTCGCCTTCGGTTTTTTCTTGAAGAGTTTGACCTTTAAAATATTGTATAGCTCCCCAGCCATTATATCGCATACAAAGCCTCTTTGCCAAATTTTTATACGGCATTGCATCTATGACAAAATATGAGCGATATTTTTCTATTAAATGATGAAATTTTTTTTCATCATCACTTAAAACCTCTTCAAGCCAAAGCAGTCTTAATCTTCTGCCGTTCCATCCCCAGATACTAACATGGCATATATCGCCGACATCAATTCCCATAAAGCTTGCATATGCGCCTTTTTCAAATCCATATTGACCTTCGGCATCTCTGATCAGCGCATCAGTGAAAGGGCATAGTTCCGAATCTCTGTAAGGTTTGCCTATTATGGAATTCCAAACATTCTTTTTTTCAGACGACAATAAAGCTTTGCTAAACTTATTATATATGAATTCCATTGTAACATAATTAGAAAATAACTGAGAATGTAAATATCCTACATGCTCTTTAGACCTTGAAGGATAAGCTGCTACCCATTTTCCTTTAGTTCTTTCAAGTTTTCTCTTACATCTTGAACATCCAAGCCATGCTGTAAATTTTTCGCCTCTGCCTTTACTCATTAAGTTCTCAGGAAATTTTTCTACTATGTTATTCCATGTACCGCATCCCTGGCACTTAACAAGATAATATCTTTGGTCCGATTCTAAAAAACTCTTATTTATTCCATAATCCGCCCTGGAAGGCTGAGACAATTCAATTATATATTTGAAATTTGAGTGCAGAACCCGATCTTCAGCATATATTAAATTCTCCTGATTTGCCTCATCAACCTCATCTTTGATTACCATATCAGCATCAATACTTTTAACTTTTCTCTTTGTCCATACACCTCTAAAGTATAAAGATGAATGTCCCATCTGTTTAAGTCCTAAATTATCCGCCTTGTCATATTGTAACTTTGAACTTAAATATTCCGAATTATCAATAATCGGATTCGCCCTATCCTGCGAAAAATCTTTAACATCATCATCGCTTGGGAAGTAATATACAACTTTTACATTATACTTATCCATAAAGTTAAGAGATTTAAGCAAAACATAAGTTGAGATTGTCATCTGCGCTGCTTTTTGATGTGTCTCTTTCGGTACAGGCGCCAGATTATATATCTCATCCATATATTCGTGACCGTCAAGATTCCAGGGAACAATCTTGCCATTGATATTCAGCATTATATATTTCGCACACCAGTCTGAGAATGACAGCAATCCGAATTTTTCTTTAAATTTAGCTTCCGCAATCTCAAAAACCGTACTCATTTTTTCTTAATCCTCGCTAAAGCTTTCTCTTGCCATTTAGCCATTATAGCTTTTTCATGTTTTAAAAGAACTTCCGAAACTTCAGCTATTTCATGCATTGCTTCAAAAACTATTTCTACCTGTTCTTCAATTGTGATTCTCTTCTCTTTATCTATTACTTTGTCTTGCCATTCAAACAGTGTCTTGAATGCATATACAGCCGCATCTTTCGTCTTAAATCCAAGACTGCCGCTTAAAATATCTGTCATAATATCTGATAAAGCTTTTTGCGTTGCTTCTATGAGTTCCCGCTTTGTTTGTATAACGGTTTCAGTCTCTTTTTTCTGAATCAGATCAGTGACTTCTTTTTTTCTATCGTCCCAAGTTAAGCCGTTATTATCTTTTTCTAAAGCCCAAGACTTCACTGTGTTATGCGTCAGCTTCTCACAGCCGGGATGAGTTTTAAGTATATCTGCAATCTGCCTAAAACTATATCCTTGCGCATATAACATATATGCATTAGATTTAATTATATCATTATAACTCATCTACTCATATAACCCATTATTATGTTTACGAATTTTACCATTACCATCACGCTCATTAGCATAATAATTCAAACCGAAAGCGCCGTTGCAGCCTAAAATAAATAATGATAAACCTTCATTAAAACGCATAGTATCAATCATACCGAGTATAATATATATTAACGCAACAAAGGCAAAAAGCGAAAAGAAAAACGCTCTCTTGGAAAATTTACCTTGTGATGTTGTATAAAAAAATCTTATATGAAATCTGCCCGGCGCCTCATCAAAACGCTGCAGCCCTGCCGTATCTATCTTGTTTTTCTTCATCATTCCTCCTCATCTTCAAGGTCTTTAGTAGCCTGAAATTTCATCCGCTCGTCAATGCGGATTAAAATTTTCTCAATACGAGTAAGCCGCTTGCTTAGAAGCTTTTCAGAATTGTTAAGCCTTTTCTCTACTTCAAGCTGGACATATGCAATTTCCTTAAAGAGTTCATCTTCTCTTTTCTGGAGAGATTCAATCGTCGTTTTATGTTCTTTAGACTCTTTTGCAAGTTCATTAGTCTTGTAATGCATACGCCAATAAATTGCCGAACCCATAAGTAAAAATGAACCTATTTGAATCCAAAAATTTAAATTTAAGTCCATATATCTCTCCACAAAAAAAGTAAGCGGAAGAAAATTCAGTTATGAATCTTAATCCGCTTTAAACCATAACCGTGCGTCTTTTCCCGATGAATAATTAAACACAGATTTAAAAATCATGCAAGGTCAAACTGAGCAATTTGTCCCTAACTGAGCAATTTGTCCGATCTTTTTTAAAAAAGTTGTAGTTTTTTTTCTTTATATGAACTTTCTATGAAGCAAATTACATCAGTTTTGCGGTATAAAACTTTGCGGGCTGAATACTGAACGAATGGAAGCCGACCCTCGCGTCTGTAGCGGGATACAGTCTTAGTTGCAACACCTATAAGCTGTGCCGCTTCGCGGGGACTTATGAGTTCTTCTATCTTCATAAAAGTTTTTATTAAACTTTTTTTATGAATGTCAAGCAAAATATATTCATCTAAAGGAGGTACAACATGTTTACCTATCAGGCGTTTCAAATATTACTTTTCCTTATACCGGGATTAATCGCTTCAAAAATTCTATATCTGACTGTTCATACTACAGATACAAAAGAACAAGATAAAATAATAAATGCGCTTATTTTTACTATGTTTATATATGCTATATATGCAATGATTACCGGAAATCCGCCAATAAGTTATACTGAAATTGATGGTATATTCATTTATAATTATAAATCTCTGATTCTTCTTATAACTCTAAGCATAATTATTCCTCTTATATTTTCATGGTTTATTGTGAAAGATTGGCACATGTTACTACTCCGCAAATTACACATAACAAGAAATACATCAAGAAGTTCAACTTGGCTTGATATTTTTTATGAAAATTTTAAGTCAGATATTACCATTGAATTTGCAGATGGAAGTAGAATATGCGGATATCCGGATTATTATTCTGATAACCCATCTGAACAATTCATATATCTTAAACATCCGGCATGGGTGATTGAAAACAAAAAGACTAAAGATTATTCTCAAATATATCTTGATGTTGATGGTATTCTTATAACTCCTCATATGAAAATACAGAGCATTCTATTCCATAATCCAAATGCCGAAAGAGACACCTCTGCAGGGAAAAATATTCCAACTGCTAAGAAACCGAAAGTCCCGCCACCTCAAAAAAAATAAAAATCTAATTGCAGGATTGTTCTTTTAATCACTTATCACTTTTAGGCTTGGCCGGTACAGGTTTTGGATTACTATTTGACTGACCGCCTGTACCTTTATTTGAACCGAGCGGAGTCTTGACTGTACCTTTATTTGAACCGTCTTGCCTTGTCTCTTTTTCTCCCATTCTATTTCTCCTTAAATTTATTTATTCATCATCCTTTCAGCATACTTAAAACTTTTACTTACAAACCCCACACTCCTTATACCCTAAATTCCTTGCCTCATCCCAAGACATAGACAAGATTTGTTTCCCTTTAATTTTTTCGCATGATTTCCTGTGATATACTTTTTCGCTTCTATCAGCAAGGATTATAACCTGAACTTCCCTTGCCTTTACCTTCGGTGCGCTGTCTCCTCTTCCATTTCCGCCTTTATGGCCTCCGCCTTTATGATAGTGATAACCGCCCGGACCTTTATGCCCGCCGTTTCTGTCCAATCTCCCTGGGTGCGCAATCAATGTACTGCATAGCATTAACAATGTGATTGTGGTTAAAAATAATTTAGTGTTCATACTATCTAACATTCTTTTTTTCTATAAAGGACTCATTATTGCAGAGCTGGGATTGACTCCCCATTTACCATTAGGATCAGGGCCGCCCATTGTTTCACATATAACATTAGCCTTCATTTCAAGATGTACTTCATTTTTAAGTACGTTTACACCTTCTACTCTTACGGTATATGACTTATAGGAATCTGAATCTATATCCTTAGAAATTATCTTATATGATTTAATTTTATATGGATCAAAGTTTATTTCCATAAATTGGGCTCTCTCATATTGCGACCTTTTACTTTGCCATGATAATTGACTGTATTGTACAGCCCCTGCCCAATTTCTCTTTTTTATAGCCTCAATAAAATTTATAAGAGTTTTTGCAGCAGGTTCATTTAACATTTCTTTTGTGATTTCAACATTTTCTTCTTTCGTAACATTTTCTATAACATCTTTAGTATTTTCAGAAACTTCCTCAGCAACATTTTCTAATTGATTTTGATTTTCCGATTCAGTTACTTTTACTTCACTCGAAACAGGCGGTGTAGCTTTTGGTCGTGTTATAACATACAGAAACAATAAAATAACAATAAAAATTAAGAGACCACTTAAAGTAGATTTTTTAGAAAAAGGTTCTCCGGTTTTTTTATTAATCGAAGGTTTGATAATTTCTGAAATAAAAACTAAAACCACTATAATAAGAAGAATTAAAAACAAAGTATTCACGGTAATACCTCCCTAAAATCGTTTTTTATATCTAATTCGTTATTAGATGCACACAATCATTCCTCACCCTTAAAATCCCGCACGAGCAAAACGGCTTTGCCCTGAATCAGAACAAAGTCTTTTTTAGTAATAGGTATAGTCTTAAATTTTGGATTTTCCGCACGAAGTTCAGCTTTATCTCCTACAAAGAAAAGCCTTTTCAATGTAGCCTCACCGTCTATGAGTGCCGCGACAATGTCACCATTGCTGATTTCGTCCCGCGGCGAGACAATCTTTTCCAGAATTGCAATATCGCCGTCAATAATGCCCGCTCCAATCATAGAGTCCCCGCGAACCGTGACTGCAAAAAAATCTTTTTTGCGGCGTGGAAGAAAAGCAGAGGGGACATGTAACATTTCTTCGATGTTTTCCTCTGCCAGCATTGGAATACCGGCAGGAATACGTCCCAAAAGCGGGACATCAATCCCATCCTGCACGTCTGCATACTTCACAGGCGGCTCTTTTATTTTAGAAATATCAACACCTGCGCG